CACCCTTTATAACTTTGTTATGAAAAACTTCTTCGCTTATAGCGCACCGATGTTAATGAATCTAACCATTTTCTTTGGAGCATATAAGAAAGGTGTTCCGTACATTAAAATCATGAATCTGTACGCTGGAGAAAGAACAGCCAAGTCCATTTTCATTAATGGAGCAAGTTGAGCAAATTCTACAACTTCATTATCCATTTGGAATAGGACAGCTTGGTCTGTATTAGGCATCCATCTGTTTCTATCTCTTACGATACCAGCAGCACCTCCGTCATAACCAGCAGTCTTTTCAGCTACTGAGATATCATATAAAGGGAACAACTTACTAGCAGCAAATGAAGGCGCACCAGCCTGACTTCTATAAACTCTATATGAGGTAGCAACTTCAGCACCACCACCATCTGTAAAGTCTAATTCAACCGCACCACCAGCGACAGCCGCAACAGCAGCACCGCCAATTTGAACAGGAGCACTTTCTCCATTTCGGTTGATAGCAGTTACAGCATATATATAGTTACCCGCATCTGAAGCATTCCATTTTGAACTTGCGTCAGTTGCTACAGCAGCAATAGCATTCGATGATACAGCATTCGGAGCATTCGGTGAAGAAGCACCTGTTGTAGAAGAAATCGTTGGTAACTTCTTAGCAAAGATGTCCCAGTTCAATCCAATTCTTCCAAATTGAGAATCGAATGATTGAACTCTTTGACCCATAATACCAGCAGCAGTCATATCACTGTTAGGCTGGATAAACTTATTACCATAGAATCCTTTAACGAAATCACTCATCACCTTTGGTGGAGCAAATAATTGGTTACCCAATCCAAAGTTTTCTACAATTCCGTTTGAAGCAGTTTCGATAGCATCTTCATTCAAGGCTTGACCTCTTAAATCAACTACGACTTCTGAATCCATATAAGAATCAAGATTCAACCAGTTATCATTTCTTTGGTGTTGAGCATAGAAACCATTGAACTCTTGAGGTGTTAAAGCCTCATCACCGAAATAAAGTGACTGATTCAATTTTCTAAGAATCCACATCGTTCCGTTCTTAATTTCTCTTTCAACGATGTTCCCAACCATATTATTAACTAAGGTCATTGGGTGTGTTACTGATTTCACAACTCCCATGAACTTAACTAACTGAGCACGTCTTACATATAGAGAATCTTCTTCATTCGGCAATTCGCCTTCATTATAGAATCCACCTCTATTAGTACCATACGATGCTAATTGATTATATTCTTCAACTGTGTTGTAAGCAGACTTTTTTGGAACAGTCTTCCAAAGAGCAATATCATTCTCTTTAAAAGTAAGATGTTTCAATGTCTTGTCAAGACTTTCAACTTTTAATGGAGCACCAGATGCTGTAGATAGGTCAGTTGTTTCACGACCAGAAATACTACCAGCTTCGAGTGCTTTGTTCAATTGGTTCAACTCTTCCATGTTTGAACCTCCGAAAACTGCACCCTGGCCATTACCATTAGCAGCAGCGTTTGCATAATCGGCTAAATTTAAACCTAAACTCATACTCCTTTATTTTTAATTTTGTTAAACATTAGTTTGTAATCTTTAATACCTGTTTATTGAACAATGTTTACGTTATGTTCTGATTTTAGTCTAGCAATAACATTTTCATCTAGTTTGCCACCAGCTTCAAAGCTAGTTACTGCCTTTCCAAATTCTTCGTCATATCCTCCTTTATTAAAACAAGCACTATCTAGTATATTGACAATTGCTCGCTTATGTTCTGTCGTATTTAACACGGCAGAACCACTACCAGCTTTCTCAATGATGTCTCCACCACCGAACTTTTTATCAGTATAACCTTTAGTGATTGATTTTCTTCCAGTTGATTGACCAGATAAGTTTTCAACCATATCAAGTGCCTTTTGCAAATCTGCTCTAGTGGCACGTAATTCTTTATTTGTCCTGAACAACTTTCCTTTAATAAGGTCTGTGTTATCCATTGACGCTTTAACTAATTGAGCAAGTGCTCTAACATTAGCAACATTTTCTTCTTTGAATTCAGAAATGGCTTTAATGAGTTCAGGTGAACCACCTTTCTTCATATCTTTCTCCATGTCGGTTTCATCGTCAGCACAGTACTTAGCTTTCTCAGTTTCCTCATCCTCATCCTCATCTTCTGAGCTTGGGTTTCCTTCTCCATCTCCGCCATAGACTTCTTTATCAATCGCAGCAGCTACATCGTCAGCAGCTTTCTGAACTGTC